AATTATTCAATCCTTGTGTACTAGATACAGTTGCTCCTGTATCAACACGAATTGTTTTAAATGATATTCCATCAGCAGTAGCATCATAATGTGCACTTGCAGTGCCTAATAAAAGTATGTCTATTATTTTAGATGTATCTCTATATTTACTATCTGTAGAAGCATCGTGTCCTGTAGGTACTTGAAATATTACTTCATATCCGTTAGTAAATCCTGCTGTAACAATATCAGGGTGATTAACCCCAACTTTATATTCTCTACCATAATTTGTTGATTTACAGTAAACGTGAAATTCCTCTATTTTTGCCGCAGATGTTGTACTATCAGCAGTGGGAGTAATAGACTTATTAACAACAAAGGTGTAATCAGCAATATTAACCATACGAAAATCAGCTTTAGGATTAGTAGTATTAAGATATGTATTTCCATCAGGATAAGTGACAGTTTTTTCATTACCCGCCAAGTCGTAGACTTTAACTCCATTGTCATAGAACGCACAAATGTAACGATTTGATTCATCTCTTTGAATATTCCATATTTTAGTTGTATTAGGAAAGACATTAGTTGCATCTAATGTAGCGACATATTCTAAAGGTGGTCTCTTTGATAATCCATCTACAATATTATTTTGGAAATTAACTTGGTCTTGACCTTGATTAATTCCTCTTTGAGATGGAGTTTGTTGAGACATACCATTTAGAAAATTAGGTATAGATTGTGAAACAACGCCGCCCATTAATAAGTCCTTCTAGTCCTATTTATTATTGAAAAAGTATTAGTATCTCCTTCTAAAATATTCGCATCAGCACTTCTGCTATCCGCTTGTCTAAAAGAAGCTAATGCTTCTTGTTCATCATTTCCTGCCAATTCAGTTAAGCCTTTATCTCCAATATATCTTGAAGCAAAACGTCTCGCTGATTTAGCGGCTATGTATTGCCTTGCGTATTCAGGGAGTTGTTCAAATTGTTGGACTAAGACTAAGTCCACTGTAGGTAGGGTTGTGCCTGTGCCAAATACATCTGTATGATTATCCATATCGTATAAATAACCATTACGAATGACCAAGTTTTTATCTCGGTATTGTGCAGATGCGTCTGCTTGAACACAGTTAGATGGTAGAGGTACTTTATTATCAGTATCTCTTGTTAATGTATAAGCATAATGAGTGTTGAAATTCCACCCCATAGACTGAATTGACATAGATGTTTCATCTAAAATATTTTTAGCGACAGATACATCGGTAGTTACTGTGCCTGTAATTGCATTTACAGGAGCTTCGCCAATAACTGAAAGCATCTGATTAACTGTTTGTAATTCAGTAGTCGGTGTAATTTGTGTTGCCATCGTCTATACTATTATTGCTATTACTAAGATTACTCCAAAAACAAGAACAATTTTTTTGTGTTCAGTCCAAAAATGTTTTGTTTCAAGAGCTATTGCGTTTATTTTATCTAGCATATTATTTATTATATCCTCTTTGTTAAATTAACTAGAGGGGATTTAACTCCCCCCTAGACTTTCTATTAAGATATTTTGATTGTCTTTTCTTTCTTATCTTCAGGTAAATCCTGAATCAAAGAAATGTTTAGAACACCATCTTCTAACTTAACTTCTTTTACTTCCGTAAATTCAGCAAGTTTAAATGATTGTTCAAAAGACCTTTCACCAATACCTTTGTAAAGATAATCTTTCTCTTTACTATCTTTCTTTCCTTTTATTTTTAAAACATTTTCTTTAACAGAAATTGTAAGGTCATCTTTTGAAAACCCTGCAACAGCCATTGAAATGTTATAAATACCATCTGACATTTTTTCAATGTTATATGGTGGATAACCAACTGTTTTAAAATTTCTAAGCTCATCAAATAAGTCATCAAAACCTACTGAAAAAGCTCGGAATGGTGTTAAGTCTAGTGTCATTGTTCCCCCTTTCATAAGCGAGTTAATCAAGATACCCACTAGGCATATCTTGAAGTTATTATAAAGTAGAAAAGGGGGATTGCTCCCCCTAATCTATTGTGGTGTAATAAAGAAACTATTACGCTTCTTTAATTCCTACAGCCGCTTCAGGTCTAAGAGTCCCGTGACCCATAGCATATTTAGCGACCATTAATGTACCTTGTCTTCTGATGTCATAATCTGACTCAACAGCCAAGTCCATAAGTTTAACAGTACCAACTGCTGAAGGGTGTGAAACAAGAGCTACGAATGTTCTTAAATCCACAGCTTGAGGTGTTGAACCACCTGCTGTAGCTGAACCTGCGTCTACTCCTGAAGTTACATTTGATTCAACAAAATGAGGAACTGGAATTAAATCAATTCCTGCTACTCTTGCAACTCTGCCTTCTGCGATTGAACCTTTACCACTGAAATCAGCATTGATAACGTTTGTAGCGTTTGCTAATTTGTAGTATTCTTCAAGTCTCATAAAGCATTTTCTGCCTTCACTTGGAACATAATTTCCGTCTAACTGTTTAGCCGCAGAAAAGATAGCACCTATCATCGCCGTAGCGGCAGTTGCATCTGTTGCGTGAGCTATGTCAGCGTCAAATATGTTACTTGTTACATCTCCACCTGTTACGTTAGGTGTAGTTCCTATTGCACATTGACCAATAGTTTGTAAAACGTGCTTATCTTTAACAAAAGCTAAAGCTCTGCCAATTTCGGCTGAGTATGCACTTCTTACGTCCCAATGGTTTTTTGCTTCTTCAATATTTGATAAAAATACTGAAGATGTTAAAAGGTCATTAATTGTAATAACCTTTTCGTTGTGGTTAGCAGTTGAGCCTAAAATTTCTGCTCCTGCCGTATGATATGCCGCATCAATTCTGCCCATTACTGGGAAGGTTGCCGACTTACCACTAGAGATAGAACGAACCATCTCTGCTCCGCCTGTTTTTGAAGCTCTGTCAAAAGAAGTAAGAACTTCTCCCGCAAAAACTTTTAGAAACAATGCGTCTTCTGTACCTGTTGAGTTTACCTGAGGTATACTCGCTGGTGTTGCCGCCGCCATAATAATCTCCTTTGATTTATGGTTAGTTAATAAAAGCCTTGTATTTTCAGCTTCTTATACTAAATTGTCTTCCCGCAGGAAGGTCAAGTTAATCTACTTATCTACTTGGCAGTTGCCACCTATAAAGGTTGCACAACTATTTTTTATTTTTCTTCTCAGCTTCTTGAGCCTTATCAAGAAGTTCATTTATATTCTTTAACGCTAAAGTAGATACAGTTAATTTATCATATCTATTTTTAATTGTGTCAAGAATATTGTCGTGGTCAGGAATACCTACTGGATTTTTTAAGTAAGTATCAACAACCGAAGTATGTTCAGCAATCTCTGCTTCATACTTTTTCTTTAAAGCGTATAAAAACATATACTACCTCTTTTTCTTTTTGTTCTTTTTCTTCTTCTTATCTTTTTTCTTTTTTTTCTTTTTCGCCATTGTATTATCCTCTATTAGAGTTTACTGTTAGCTAGTTTATTTTTTACTTCAGCTTGATAAGCAGGGTCTTTAGAATATCTAGGGTCGGACATCGCTTGTGTCACTTGAGCCCAAGATGCAAAACCTTGCTCTGCACTAGGAGATGCTTTACCTTCAACTAATGTAGGTTCACTTCCTGTTGATTGTGCATATCTTGCTTTAAGTCCTACTACTGCTAACTTCACAGCTTCTAAATCTTTGCTGTTCACCGCAGTATTGTAAGCCTGTTTTTCAGTTTCAGTTAAATTTTGTCCTGCCCAGTCAGACATACTATCATATGCCTCTGTGCCACCAACTAAGTTTTTAACTGTTGCTGATTGTTGGTCAGCTATTGCTTGTTGTCCTGCAATAAATCTGTCCACATATTCTTTTGGAATCCCTGCTTTTTCTAATGATTTATAAGAACCATCAGCAAGTTTACCATCTTTAGCAAACTCTTCAGAGAGTGTTTCCATATTTAAACCTGCACTATCTACAGCCTTTGTAGCTATATCTAAATCAGATTTAGGTTGTTCTGCTTTTACTTCTTCTTTTACTTCAGTCTTTGAAACTGGGTCTACTGATTGTTCAGTAGGTTGAGATTGCTCACCAAGTTTTTTTTCTAATTCTGAATACGATTTGACTAATTCATCAACTGAGTTGAATTTTTCAGGCAAACCTTCAGGTTTACTTTGTGTAGGCTTTGTCTCTTCCACTGGTTTATCCGCAGTAGTTTCAGCACTTTGTACTTCTACTTTATCTACCATAAATTTTTTCTCCTAATTATTGTGGTTTCGTCATATTACCTGCAACGGGAGCAACGGCTTTCTCAGCCATTTGCATCATCTGCTGTTGTTGTTGTTGCTGTTGCATAGCTTCTTGTTCAGCCGCTAATTCTTCCTCATTCTTAATTAAACCTTCCATCTCTATACCTAAACTGGTAGCGATACGTTTAATTAAATCCGAAGAATTTAATGATTGAACTACTTGTGGATTAACTTGAGCTAGATTAACTATCTCACCCACAAATTCTCTTAATTTTTGTAAATCATTTCCTCTACCTAATGCTTCAATACCTGTAATAATTGTAGGTGTAACTGAATCTTTAGGTAATGGTGGAATTTCTTTTGCTTCTTGCATACGTTTCATTAGTATTTTAACTAATGGTAATTGAAACTCTTGTGATAATAATGAATATACTCCACCCATAGCAGTTTCTAATTGTTCTGCCATATATCTAATTTCTTGAGCTGTTACTCTTTCAGCATCTCTTTGTATTGCAGTATGTAATAAGAAGGCATAAGACATACGCTCTTCTAATTTAGCAATACTTCTTTCAACTACTTGTAAATCATATTGTTTTTGTGCCTGTAATACAGAGACATCATCTTCAGAACCAGTAATAATATCACCATTTCTAGTAAGAGCTAAATCTCTTTTCTTTGTTACAGAATTAGGTTTAACCATAAATACTATTTTAGAAGAAGCCGCCGCACTTTCAACAAGTGCTCTTGATAATCCTTCTAATGATTTTAAATCTCCTAAAAATTCTTCAACATATCCTCTACCATAATCTTCACCATCAACTCTAACCATTCTTAAAGCGGCGTAAGGCATTTGGTCTTTAGTAAAATTTCCTACTGATTCAGGAATTTTCATTCCATTTACTTCTTGACAAATATAAAATTTATTATTTTCTAATCTGTAAATATGTGTATATAATTCTATATCTTCATCTTTTTTATATTCAGGGTCACTTACTACTTTCTCCATCACTTCAAGAGGAAGACTTAATGGACTAATACTTTCTTTAATAACTATTTCTAATACATTTCCTGAAGCATCTCTATTACATACATAATGAGTGATAGGAAATACTCTCATAGTTCCAGCTTTAGGAAGATAAGTTAATACATTTCCTGATACTATTAAGTGTTTAAGAGCTTCAAATACACTAACTCTTAAAGCTAACTGTTCAATCTTTTTAGAAACTTCTCTTTCAATATTTGCTAGAGATTTTTCTATTTCAGTTTTTAATTCTTTATTTTGTTCAAGTTCTTCTTTTGTTTTGCCACTTACTGCTAGTCTAAAAAAGGGGGAATTGGGTGGTAGTAATAAAAGAAGTAGCTTAGACGCTAAATTGTTTACGCCTCTAGCTCCTACCGATTGGAAGGGGTTGTATAATTTTGTAGAAGAATTGAAACCATCTGTGGGTATTAAAGAAGAGATTGTTAATTCGCTACATTCCTGAGCTCTGTCTACAAATTTTTCTCTCTTATCTTTTAGTTTTAAATATCGTTCTTTTGCTGTAGGATTAACCTGTAGCATTGTTTCGTTGCTCTTTTTAATAGCCATTTATATCCTTATTAAGATGTTGCTACGCCTGAACTAGAACCAGTAGTAGTATAAGCTACTCCTGTTTGTAAAGCAGATGTACCTCTTTTAGAAGCTAATTTCTTTTTCTTCTTAATATCTTTATCGGCTGTTACTAATTCAATAGGTCTGTCCACTGCTTCCACCGCTTGAGACACCACTTGACGGGGTGCTTGTTGAATAGGTGCAGGTGGCTGTTTCGGTGCTGACATACACATAGTATTATTTTATCCTCTCTTGTAATGTATTAATGAATCGTACTACGTCCCTTTGACCTGCTTTAAAATAGATAGTCTTAGTATCATCTTTTAAATTAGGTGACTTCTCAGGATATAGTTTATTCAATAGTTCTACCAAGTCTTCTGACTTGTGAGGTAAAACTAAATCTTCATTTTCGTCCATATTATTCTTCTAAAAAGGGCACTTTAGTTCCATAACGTACCCGTTGTAGCTCCTTTGTTATATTCAGTTGCTCTGTTCTCAAAGAAATTAGCGTGTTCAACTCCATTTAATACCCAATCTAACCACCCTAAAGGGTTATCTTTGACACCATAATTAGGTTTTAATGATAGCTGAAGCAGTCTTCTATCCGCTATATATCTTATATATTTCTTAACTTCATCAGAAGTAAGTCCTCTTATACCACCCATTTCAAAGGCTAAATCAATGAATTTATCTTCTAATTCCACCATATCTCTAGCTGTTTGATAGATAGTTTTCTTAAATTTATCTTTCCATATTTTAGGGTTCTCTTTAATTAATGTTTTAAATAATTTTATCATACTCTCAACGTGGTGTGTCTCATCTCTAATACTCCAAGTTACTATCTGACACATACCTTTCATTCTTCCATATCTTTGAAAGTTAAGTAGCATAACAAATGAAGCAAATAACTGTAAGCCCTCACCAAATGCAGAGAAACAAGCTATGTCTCTAACCAAACCTTCTACTCCTTCTCCTTTATCTTTAAATAAATAAGTATGTTTATCAGCCATTTCTTTGTATTCTTGAAAGGCTTTGAAATCTAATAGTGATGGTTCACCAAGAGTATCATTAAGTAATGAATAAGCGTGAGCGTGATTAGCTTCACTGGTAGCAAAAGAAGACAACATCATTCTAACTTCAGGTGATTTGAATTTAGGAATATATTTATCTAAGTAGGCTTTAGCTATATCTACATCACCTTGAGTAAAGAATTTTAATATTTGATTTATTAAATTTTTCTCTTCTTTTGTTAATCGTTCATTCCAATCTCTTATATCTTCGTGTAATGGTACTTCACTAGGAAGCCAGTGCATTTTTTGCATAGTTCCATAGGATTCAAAAGCCCAATCATAATCAAAGGGTTTGTAATAATTTCTTTCTTTAAATAAACTCATCGTGTTAATAATTCAATCCCTTCTATAATAATTAATATTAATAATTCAAATGCTAAGACAGTATGATAAACTGTCCACAACACTGTTTGCTCTTTTCTTTTCTTACGTCTTTTTTTCATTACCCCTCACAAGATAGACAATCTGCATCAGGAATAATCTCTCTTTTAATTTTTTGTGATACTAACTCTGCTCTTTTAATTGCTTCAGAACGACAGTAGTAAAGAGTTTTTAATTTACGTTTCCAAGCTAACATATGTATATCGTGTAGTTCTTTTATATCTACATCAGCAGGAACGAATACATTTAAACTCTGTCCTTGACAAATAAACTGTTGTCTATCTGCGGCGTGTTCAATAATCCACTGTTGATTTATCTCAATAGCAGTTTTAAAAATATCTTTTTCATAGTCTGATAACTCTTTGAGATGCAAGACCGAGCCTCTCTGAGCGACAATGGACGACCATATATCATCATTATTTATTCCTTTCTTTTCTAATAGTTTTTCTAAAAATTTATTCTTAACTAAAAATGAACCTGACATTGTTTTCTGAACATAAGCATTAGCTCTGTAAGGTTCTATTGATGGTGAAGTTGTGCCACAAATAATAGATGATGAAGCGTTAGGTGCGATAGCTAATAAATGTGCATGACGTAATCCTGTGCCTTCCATGTCTGGAGCTTCACCCCTCTTAACAGCTAATCTTTTTGATTCAGCTA